TTACTTATATATTTTTTTTTTTTTTTTTTTTTTTTATAAATTATCATTTATTATCATATTAGAGTTAACGTTTTTTCTATATTATCATAACTACAATATTTTGTTCCTTTTAAATTTATAAATTTAGTAAATCCTCCATATGTATTTTTAATATATGTATTAATATTTCGATTTTTATTATTATATTTTAATAAAATTTTATTAAGCTTAAACATGTGTTTTAAATTCATAAAGATATATTGACATTTCATTTTAGTTTTATTATTGATAATAAATAATTTTTTAATATATTTCATTATTTTATCTTCTAAAATTTTTTTGGAAAAATTCCATTTATTTTTATTATTATTCATAGTTTATTCTTAATATTAAAAGTTAGTTTTTATATATAGATCTTATTACATTAAAAAAAAATTTAGAATATAACTAAGGATAATTTATTCGGTATTTAAACATACTCGGTATCATTATTAATTTATTATTTATATCTGTGATGTTTTTCTAATAAATTAATTTCTTTTAATAAAATAATATAAAAATGTCTAATAAGAAATTAATTTACTCATGGAATTTAAATAATCCGACCAATATAAGTTTACTTAATCCAAACCAATCTGTTTCAATAGATAAAATAAATGATTATGTATTGATAGAAATAAATCAAAATCGTAGTACTCCTGGTATTATTTTAAATAAAAAATTTGTACTTCAATCTGATAAGATATATTTATTAGAAGTAAATGGTCTGGCTTCCAGAGAAAAATCAGCATTCTTATTTGCTGCTGATAAAGATAGTGATTCCAGTTCCACAAAAAGACTTATTGAAAATTATACATATGTAAGCAGTGATAAATTTAATCAATCAGCATGCGCGGGATGGTGTTGTAATTATGTATCTAATGTCGAAATAGGTATTTTAGTTACAAATCCTAAGATTGGTGATAAAATTTATCTTAAGGAAATAAAATTATATGAAGCGGAAACACTCGAAAATAATGAAAAGAATGAGCTAGATTGTCATTCTTTAAATAATAATAATATTTTAGAAAATCACAGTATGGAAGAAAATATAATTAATATACTTGATAAATTATCTAATAATTTAAGTAATACATCGAATGTAGATATAGAATCCAATAAATATGAATTAAATGTACCTAAAGAAGTTGAAAGTTGTGTATTTGAAAAATCTAATCAATATCAATTAGATTTAGTTATTGATAAAGAACCTGTTACATTTATGAATGAAGAAGATATTATTAACGCATGTTGCGAAGATGAATCTAATGAAAATATATCTAACGTTGGAAAAAATACAAATTGTTTAAAAAATAGTTATAGTGCTCATAAAGATATTAAGTCTAATTATAAGTTATGTAATTTATTTGAGCTACCTAGATGCTATCATGATGATTTTAAATTAAAAAATATTGCCGAATCATTTATATTAGATCATGATATTAATGTTAATAAAAATACAAATTTACCTTCTGGATGGTGTTTTTTCGGACAATTTATGAGTCATGATCTTACATTTAATTCTAATACAGCACCATTTTTTGATTTGTATTCAATATATGGTAATCCTGACATAAAATATTTATTTTCAAATAACAAATTTATACTTGGTAATAATAATACAGATTTATATAGAAATTTGGATGGTACTCCTATTATACCGGATCCTCGAAATGACGATAATTATATTTGTGCTCAATTACATGTACTTTTTTTATTATTTCATAATAAATTAATTGATTATTATGCTGATAAGGATAATATTCCTAATTTATTTGAGTTTGTAAAAAAAGAAGTTATATTCTATTATCAATGGATAATTGTTAATGACTTTTTATCTAGATTAATAGACAACGATATTTTAAATTCCATTTGTAAATATAGTACTAAATATTATTCTATTTCTAAGTTTAATGGAGCAATTCCAGCTGAATTTGCTATAGCTTGTTTTAGATATGGACATTTTACTTTAAACAATTATTATAATATAGCTTATAATTTAAATTTATCTCAAGATGACTTACATCAATTTACTAAAGGTAATTTACCAGAATATATAATTGATTGGAATAAATTTTTTAATGTTAGTGATAATATAGAACCACAATACTCTAACAAAATTAATTGTGATATAGCTAGAGATTTACATAATCTTCAAGGACCACCAAATGGATGTTATAATAAACCTGAAAATATTGATTATGAATTTAATTCATTATTTTATAGAAATTTATTAAGAGCACAACAATTTAATTTACCATCCGGTCAAAATATTGCTTTATGTATGGGTATGCATTCTATACCGAATGATACTATGAAACAGTTTGATACTAATGGTGCTTTGCAGCGAAATAATATGATTGATAATACACCTCTTATTATATATATGCTTAAAGAAGCTGAAATATTTAAAAATGGTGAAATGTTAACAGGTTGTGGTGGTATAATTGTAGCAGAAGTATTAATGTCTATTCTTATTGAAGATCCATATAGTTATTTTAATGCAAAATGGACTCCTTCATTACCTTCAAAAGAGTTAGGTGATTTTACAATGGGAGATTTGATTTCATTTGTATATCAATAATCTAGAAATATAAATTTATTATTTACTAACAATTTATTTCATTCTTTAATCTTTTTTTTTTAATATATAATTATAGTAATAAGAATGAAATATTATATGATATTAGTATTAATAATAATTACAATATGTTTTGACCAAGATATAATTGATAAAAAAATATTAGAAAATTTTTTTGGTAAGAAATTATTAAATATAAAAAAATGTTTTAGTAGTAATTTTAAAATTATAGATAAACCTCTTAATAAGAATTCTTTAAGTTTCTATGACAATATTAATAATTGTTCAAATGAATACACTAATTCAGAACATTTTTATTCAAAAAGGCAACTTCCTTTTATTTGGATTTATATTGAGGACGAGATATCATCAAAATATTGGGATTCATTTTATTCTAGAAAATCTACACAACCTACAAATTCTATTATTAATCTTTGTACTAAACTCATTACAAATTATAATAAAAACATATTTGATGTTATTATTATTAATAATGAAAATATTACTAAATATATTAATAATAAAAATTTAAAATTATTTTATGATAATAAACAACTTAAAAAAATTTATATAAAATACTATTTATTATATAACTATGGTGGATTGTGGTTAGAACCTGATACTATTCCTTTCAAAAAATTTACAATTATTAATAATAAATTAACTAACTATGATTTAATTACATTTGGATATTATAACTCCTCTTCTGTTGATGATAAAATCATTGGTTTTAAAAAACATAATAAAACTAATAAAGAAATCTTAAAATATATACATAATGAAATTAATAACTTAAATCCTGATTTTTATTATTATGATAATATCAAATCATTATTAACACAAGAACAAAATAGATATCATTTTGACACATCATTTGATGGATCAAATGACTATAAAGATAATGTTATTACCGTTGAAAATCTTGTTTCTCATAATTATACATTATTTAAAAATCAATATAATTTATTATTTATAAATTTAAATATAGATAAAATTGAAAAATCTATTAACTTTAAATGGTTATTACGATTAAGTGAAGAACAATTATTACAATCTAATATGTGGATATCTAAATTATTTAATTATTCTAATAGATCAAGACAAAAAATTTATAGTAATTACGATAATAAATATGATATAGATATTGGAATGAATAAAATGAATTTATACCCTGATACTAAATCAGAATTAAAAAATAATATTAAAAATTCCAATATTTTACCATATTCTCATTATATCATTGTTGATAAAGAACCTATCAGAAATACTTAATTTTTTGTGTTTTTCTACCTCTATTTGTAAAATATTCTGTTTCTGTATAAGGAGATAAATTTATGGATTTTAAATTATTTTCATCATCATCGCTATTATTATCAACACATTCTTGCCAATTATTATCTTGCCAATCATCTACACTTTTATCATCTACATAAATTAAATCTTCATTTTCACTAAATTCTGAGTTACTATTATTATCTTCTGATAATTCTATTTCATTTTCGTCATCTTCTAATGATAATTCTATCAAATCTAATGAATTTTTTTCTTTTTTTATATTAGGCATTTTTTTTTTATATAAAAAATTATTATCTACATTTAAATTCTCTTCTATTTTTATATTGGTCTTTTCACTAATATTATTTATTTTTAATATATTATCTATCATTAGACGATTATTTTCTGTTAATGATAGATTATTAAATTTACTAGATAATATAGTTAATTTATAACTTATTTCTTTGTAATATAATGTTTTTTCGATTGAATTTATTTCATTAGTTTTTAATTTTTTAAGTATATCATAATTTTCTTTAAAAACTAATAAATTACAATAATTTTCTACTGTTAAAATTTCTTCCATTAATTTATTTATTTATTTTAATAATATTAATCTTTAAATCAAATTTATCGATTTAAATATAAATTATGTATTTTATTATAATTTTTTGATATTTGTAAATCTTTTTCTTTTAATCTATTAATTCTTTCCCATTCTTTTTTTTTTCCAATATTCTCCTTCATCTCAATTTCTCTTATTTGTTCATCTGACATTTCTAATATTTCTCTATCTTTCTCTAGATCTTCTACATTAGAATATTTTTTATATTTATAATTATTTGGATCAATCATATTATTATTTATATGTGCTTCTTTATAGTCTGCTAATACCATACCATTATTAATAGAAGTATAATTACTTAAACTTCCTTCTCCTAATTCTGAAAATCCTATTTTTCCTATACTTACTGGCTCTGGTGCTGTATATTTTACTACACTATTATTATTATTTTTTTTTTTTTCATTTTCAAAAGTTCTTTTAAATTTATCTTGAGTAAATTTTCCAACATTATTTTTTATATCAATATCATCTCTATTTTTTGAACTTTTATCCATAATATCTGAATATCCTTCATCATTAGGATTATATAATTTTGTTTCTTGATAAATACTATTAAATTTATTAATATTAAAATTATCTTTTGAACTTATTTCTTGCATATTAATATTCATTTTTTTTTGTTCATTATTTAATTCTTCATTGTAATTATTTTTCAATTCCAAATGTGTTTTATCATTAATTCTCATATTGATAGTTTCTTCAATATAATCATATGCCTCCATTAATTTATTAAAATTTGATATATCTCCTCCTTTATCTGGATGATGAATGATTGATAATTTTTTATATACATATTTTAAATCCTCCAGACTTATTTTTTTTTTTTCTAAAATATTAAATGGATCTAATTTATCATAATCTATATCTTGAGTATTTGTATTTTTATAATTACTATTATTTTTTGAAGTATAATATTCTTCTTCATTTATATACAAATTATTATTATAATTCATACTATTTTGTTGTTGAAAATTATTATTATTATAATTCTTACTATTTTGTTGTGAAAAATCTTGTAATCTATTATTACTTAGGCTTTGTACTTTTTTTTCAAAATTGTTTATGGAATCTTTTCCACTATTAAATTCGGTTTTCATTCTTGGTAGATAACTGGAATTAATATCATTATTATCTTCCCCTACTATTCCTACTCCAAACTGTGATTTAAATGCTGTTTCATTATTAATTTGATAGTCTCTAATTTTATTATTTATTGTACTTTTTCCTATTTGTTGATTCATATGTTGATTATAATATAGATTATCTAAATTTTGATTTGATAAATTTACATTTGACGAATTATGACTTTGATGATTATCATTAATTGGATTTACATTATTCTTTTTTTGTTTTATATTATTATTTTCTTGTTTCTTTTTGGCATTTTTATATTTTATATATTTTTCATATTCTTCTTTACTTATTTCCACATTATTATTAATTTGATTAGAAGAACTATTACCCATTATATATTATATATTCTTAAAAAAATCTTTAAATACTATCAATACATTATATTTTTTAATTTTAATATAAAAATAATAGTTTATATTCTTCATATTATGAAAAAATTATTAAATATTATTTTAATATTAAATACTTTATATTCTATTAATTGTCAATTTATCGCTGAAACCCGAAATGTAAATTTAGATTTACCTCCTAATGAACGTTGGAGTGAAATCGTTACAGAATTTAAAGAACCATTACAACATACTTTATATTGGATTAAAAAAGAAAGTTGGATTTTTCAACCTATTATTAAAGAATTAAAATCTGCTTTAAAAAAAAATAATGGTTGGACCAAAGAAAATATTAAAGAAATGGAAGGAATCGCATTAACTAGTAATATCAGTTATGATATTATTGAAACTGCTAATTTATTTTTTGAATGGGATCCTGGTTGTACCAGCATAATTGGACAAAAATTAAATAATGAAATTATACATGGACGAAATTTCGATATGGCTGTGCCTGGCCTATCTAATATTACATTACAATACAATTTTAAAAAAAATGGAAAAACTATTTATATTGGTACTGGATTTGTCGGATATATTGGTTTAATTAATGCTATGAAACCATATCAATATTCAATATCTGTAAATTCTCGTGTTTTTCAAGGAGACCATTTCGGTAGACTTAATTTATTAGAAAATATTAATTCTGCTAGTAGAGGAGGAAAACCTATTGGGACATTTGTTAGAGATATGATTGTTATTAGTGATAACTATAATCAAGTAATTGAAAAAATAAATAATACTGTATTAATTGATGTTGCTTATTATATTATTGCTGGTGTTGATAATAATCAGGCTTCAGTTATAACTAGAAATAGATACAATATTGATAGTTCTAAAGGAATTGATAATGGAATTTGGACTTTAGATACCCCTAACTATTGGTGGAGAGTTGAAACTAATTTTGATCATTGGTGGTGGGCTTTTGATCATCGCAGAGAAACTGCTAATGAAATGCTTGAAAATATAGGTCAACATAATTTTTCTATTAATACTTTATTAGAAGTATTAAGCACTCCTCCTGTATTAGCTAAAACATCCGTTTTTACGGCTTTAATGTCTCCTGTAAAAAATATGTATCTTACAATCATTAGATAAAACTAATATATAAATCAATAAATAATAATAAATTTATATTTATTATTATATATGTATAATTACATTAAAGATCCTCTTACTAATAATTTTGTTACTATCAATTCAAATTTAGGTAAAAGTATTTTAAAAAAATATTTAAATGTATTAAAAGGCGGTAGTTTTGAAATTAAAAGACCTATTAGTATGATAAATAATCTTTTGTGTACAACATCACTATATTATCATGAAATAAATTTCCCGGATTTACCAAAAAAAAATATAATTATTATAGGAGATACACATATACCTTGTAATGAAAATTCTACACATAGTAGTGATATTTTTTTAGATGAATTTATAATGGATATAATTGATAAATGTAAAAATAAAAACTTGTGTATTGATTTTTTTTTCGAAAAACCTTTAAAACCTTTTCAATTTGGTGGATACAATACATCAAATATGTCTAATTCTTCTTTAGATACTTTAAATTATATAAGAGCATTATTTCATCAATGTAGTTCGATTAATTATAATTCTCCTGAAATTGATGGTTGTATTATAGAAACTAATAAATCAGAATTTACTAAATATGATAATTTAAGAGTTCATAATGTTGATTTAAGACAAATTCCTATTAATGATGATTCTGAGTCACGAGTTTGGCTTTCTATATTTCAAGCTCCTTTTACAATAGAGATATTACAGGCAGATGAAAGTTATCCTATCTTAGAAAATTTATATATATGGATTTTAGAAGGTAATAAGGATAAAGAACCTCCTAATATTCCTATTATAAAAGAAAATCCTTTATTTAATAAAACGTTTAAATTAATAATTGCAGAAGCTAAAAAAATGATTATAAAAATACATAAAGAAAGAATTAATTATAATGCTAATAAAATATATAATATTGAATATAAAGATATTACAGATACTTTCATAAAGGTTAAAAATGAATTAATGAGTTCTAAAAGAGTTGAATTTTATGTGCATCTTTTAGCTTTACCTGTAGATATTTATATTATATTAAGAATGTTGAAAAAATTCTCTCAAGAATCTGAAAAACCTAAAAGAGGACCAAAATTATGTAGAAATCAAAATAATGATATGAATAAAATAGTCATTTTTGCTGGTGACGATCATGCAATATTTTTAAGTAAAATATTGGAATATTTATTCAATAATTCTTGTAAATTTATAATAACAAATGATGAAATACTAGAATTAAGAAAAAAAAATAAATTTTTAAATACACAAAAAATAAAAATAAATTTTGATAATAATAAATTGAATAAATATGAATTTTCTAATTTTAAAGATATAATTAGACATTTTTGTAATGAAGTAAAAATAGACAATAAATATATAAATTTAAATTTAGATAGAATTACTAATGATACAATTGATAAAGATATTTTAATAGAAATTGCTAATGATTTTGATGTTAGAAGTGATTTAGTAAATAACTTTATGAACAATTTTATAACCAAAGAAATGTTTATTTATTGTATTAAAGCAGCCATCATTAATAGTATGAATAATTCTCAATTAAGTATTTTTATAGATACTTATTTAGATTATACTAAAGAAAAAAAGGACCAATTAAAATTAAAATTAGAAAGTAATAATGTTATAATTTCAGACAAAGTTAAAAATTCAATTCTAGAAAATATGGATTTACATCATCATTCTAGAAGATTATTTATAGATAGTAATAATATTGATCTTGTTGAAAATTTAGAATTAAGTAAAACATTAGAAAAAGAAGATTATATAGAATTAGCTATAAAATACAATTTAGATACGCATTTAGATCAACGGATTTTAATTAGATTAATTAGAATAAATATAATTAAATATAACATTGATAAATTTAAAAAACATGTACTAGATTTAGATTTATTAGAGAAAATAGAAGAAGGATTTTATCTATCAGATGAAGAATATAATTCTATTCTCAAGTACATTGATGAAATAAATGAAAAGTTACAGTATGAATTCCTTGAGTCATTACATGATTGGGAAGAAGAGGACGTTAGGTAAGTACGATTATAATGGAATATGATAATTTACAAGACAAAGCTAATAGAAGAAAAATCAAAAAACCTTTATATCGCCGATTTCGAAGAATCAGAAAAATCAGAAAAAACTAAAAATCAGAAAAAACAGAAAAAACAGAAAAAGAATGGTCTGACGATAGAAAAAATATATATGTATCAGATACTTGTTTTGATATTAAAAATACAATAGAAAAATTAGAATATCATCAAGAAAATATTAAACATGAAATAGAAAAATTAAAAGAGTTCTACGAACAAGCTTTGGAAAAAAAGTCAAGCAAAAAAATGTTGTTTTAGAAACTTTAATAAAAACTTGCCATGATATAAAAATAGATTAGAAAAATTAGAAATTAAATCCATTGATAATGAGCTTCTCGAATTCAGCAAAGATGTTAAACATGAAATAAAAAAATTAAAAGACCTTTACTTCCCTGTCTCATCAGAATCAGAATCAGAATCAGAATCAGAATTAGAATCAGAATCAGAAAAAACAGAACCAAGTGGTTTTACCAAACCAATCGAAATTTCTAATAATTTATGTAACTTCCTAAACATACCAAATGGTTCTAAAAGGGCACCTACTGAAGTTAATAAATATGTAATAAATTATATTAGAGATAATAATTTACAATCAGAACATGACCGTAGAACAATTAAACCGGATGTAAAACTAGCTCAGCTATTAAATTATAAAGAATACGAAGTGTTGACTTATTATAATTTACATAAATGGATGAGACCACATTATGAGAGGTAATTATAAATTTAATAGAAGTATTAAGTACATTTCTATTAACTATTTTAATGCCTTTATCATAAATATTTATCTTACAATTATTAGATAAAATTAATACAAACATAAATAAATAATAATAAATTTATATTTAATATTATATATGTATAAATATATTAAAAATCCTATAACAGGTAAAATATTGAATATTTATTCTAATCAAGGGAAAAATATTTTAAAGAAATATTTGAATTTACTAACAGGTGGTAGTTGGAAATTTGAAAGAAAAAACTTATTAATAGAAGCTATTGCTTGTCTTTCATCATTAGATTATTTTGAAATAGGCGAAAGTGAATTCCAAATTAATGATATACCTACAAAAAAAATTATTTTATTAGGGGATGTTCATATTCCATGTAATATAAATCGCCGAGACTTAAATAAAACATCCATTTATGTAGATGAATTCATTATGGATATTGTTGATAAATGTAAATCTAAAAATATATGTTTAGATTTGCTTATTGAAAAAACATTAGAAAAACATCAGTCTAAATTAACTGGAGGATTTTATAGTTCAGTTATATGCAATAGTAGAAAAGATACTTTAAATTTCATTAGAATGTTATTCGATAACTGTTCTACAAAAAATTATATATCAAATTCAATTAAAGATTGTACTATTGATAATGATATTTATGATAATTTAAGAGTTCATAATAATGATATACGATTAATACCAGATAACCATAAACATATGCAATGGGCGGAAGCTTTAGGTTTTACTAAAGATGAAAGTAAAAATCAGGAAAAAAAAGATTTATTGGATAGTAAGGAAGAAATTTTAGATAAATTATATAAATGGGTATTAGAGGGTGAATTAAATGAAATTACTTTTGATGAAGTACCGCCAGGATTTGAAGATGATTTTAATGATAAATTTTCAGTAATTTTAGAAGAGTGTAGGAGAATATTAAAAAAAATAAATAAAGAAAAAAATAGATATAATAGTAATAAAATATATAATATTAATTACTATACAATAATAGATGTTTTTTTAAAAGTAAAGGAAGAGCTATATACAATAGATAGACATTTATTTTCCAAACGGTTATTGTTGTTTATTTTACCACAAGATATTTATACTATATTAAGAATATTGAAAAAATTCTCATCAGAATCAAATAAATTATCAAGAGGACCTCAATTATGTAGAGATACAATTAATATGGACAAAATTATTATTGTAAGTGGTTATAACCATACTTTATTTTATAGTAAAGTTCTTAATTATTTGTTTACTAATTCTCATAAGTTTAGTTTGGAAGATAATACAACTTTAGAACCAATTTTTATGAATAAATCTCCTATAGATAGTAATCATAAAATAAATATTAATTTTGAAAATGCTAATATAAATATATATGAGTTATCTAATTTAAAAGGATTAATTAGTAAATTTTGTGATGAAGAACCTATATCTACCTATAAAAAATATAAATTATTAACTGATAAACAATTATTATTAGATCCTACAACAGATTTAGATGAGTTATCATTACAATTAAATATAAATAGGATTATTAAGAATATGTATAATGATAATTTTATAGATAGAGAAATGTTTATCTATCACATAAAAAAAACTATTATAGATAGTATGACTATAGCAGAATTTAGAAAGGTATTTTGTATTATAGATAAAATAGATGAAAGAACTAAAGACAACTGGGATAGATTATTAACACAAGATAAAACAAATTTTGAAAATTTAAAGGAAAGTATGACAAAAATACTAGAACCGAAATATTATCAAAGAAGAATTTTAATGGACAATAATAAGGAAAGAATTAAACTTATTGATAATTTAGAATTATGGAAAATATTACATAAAGATATTAAAGAATTTGCTTCATATTTTGGTATTGATTCTAGAATATATGATGAAAAAGATAGAGATAAATTTGTACATGAAATAAGAATTGAAATCTTGTTGGAACAAGGGCCGTTAGACATACATACTATTTCTGAAAAATACAAGGTAGATCCTAATATAATTAATCAATGGTTAAAAAAAACTATATCAATTCAGGATTTTGTTGTAAAAATTATACAAAAGATTGATTCTGATTTACTGAAATAGTCTTGATAGATCATTTGTAATATTTTTATGATGTGATTCTTTTGTTCCTCCACCAATTTCAATTAGTTTGGCATCTCTCCATAGTCTCTCTACGATATATTCATCTACATAACCATTCCCCCCTAAGACCTGCATTGCTCTATCTGCTATAGTTTTTGCCATTGTTGCTGAGTATAATTTAACCCCATCTGAGTCTAATCTATTACCAGATTCTGATAAATTAAGCTGAGAAGCGGTATGATAGAGATAACTTTGACCTGCCTGAAATTCTGCATATGATTTACCAATCATTCTTTGAATTTGTCCAAATTCTTTTATTGATTTTCCAAAAGCATTTCTTTCGTTTGCGTATTTTACCATAGTCTCCAGTGATCTTTCTGCTATACCTAAACTTATTGCTCCTAAAGCTAATCTTTCTATTTCTAAATTTCTCATCATACTCATAGATGCATTTCCTATTTGACCTACTATATTTTCTTTGGGTATTAATACATCAGAAAAATATAATTCAGCAGTTCCGGATGATCGTAACCCACATTTGTTTTTAATATTTCTGCCCAAGGTTAATCCAGGCATATCTTTTTCTATTATAATCATCGTTAAACCAAAATGTCTTACTGTTCTTGCATATATTAGAAAATAATCTCCTAACTCATTCTCACTTACACAACCATTAGTTATCCACATTTTAGAACCATTTAAAATAAGATCACCATCCCATTTATTATTAATAGGATTTAATTGAGTTTTCATTCCAAGAACATCTGTTCCTCCGCTTGATTCAGACATTCCCATACCACCTATTTTAGTTCCATTTATTGCTTCTGGTAAAAATTTTTTTTTTTGATATTCATTTCCATTAAATGATAGATTATTTACAAATAATAATGAATGGGCAAGATATGCTAAACATAGACCTGGATCTGATCTACTTAATTCTTGATGGACAATACAAGATGATATTGGATCTAGACCTAATCCTCCATATTTAGAATCGGCGGTTAATCCTAATAATCCCAGATCTGCTAATTTTTTAAATAAATCTATATTAAATTTTTCTTTCCTATTATATTCATTAGCTTGTGGTTCAACTTCTTTTTGAACAAATGATCTTACCATATTTTTTAGAGAATGATGTTCTTCATTAAATGGCATTTTAATCATATTAGTTATAAATCTTTTATTTTTTATGATATTTCTAGCATTTTTTATTATAGATTTAGCATACATTATATATATATATTAATAACTTTTCTACTTTAAATAGATTATAAATAAAAAAATACTTAAAACTAAATATTTATTGTATTATAGTTTAAAAATAAATGAAGATTGAGCCTGATATCAAACTTGATTTTAGTGATGTATTAATCAGACCTAAAAGATCCACTTTATCATCTAGAAGTGAAGTTGACTTAGTAAGAGAGTTTAAATTTCCTCATAGTCCCCAGACCTTGTCTTGTGTTCCAATTATTGTGGCTAATATGGACACTACAGGAACAATTGAAATGTTAAAAGCCTGCTCTGAACATAAAATTTTAACTTGTCTTCATAAGTATATAGATGTGAATGATCTAATTAAAGCTGTTAATGAAACACCTGATATAATTAATTATTGTTTTCTATCAACAGGAATTGGAGATAAGGATTGGGAGAAAGTGCAAAATGATATAGCATTATTAGAAAAAAATTCAACGCCTATTAGGATGCTTTGCGTTGACGTGGCCAATGGATACATGATTTCGTTTGCTGATTTCTGCAAGAAAGTTAGAGAAAAATATCCTGAACTAATTATAATGGCGGGTAATGTATGTAGTCGTGAAATTACAGAAGAATTAATTTTAAATGGTGGTGTGGATCTGGTAAAATGCGGCATTGGGCCCGGGAGTTCCTGCTTGACGAGAAAAAAAACTGGCTGTGGCCTTCCTCAGCTCAGTTGTGTAGATTCTTGTTCAGATGCAGGACATGGTGTAAACGGTCATATTTGTGGAGATGGTGGTATAACTTGCCCAGGAGATCTGGGTAAATGTTTCGGTGCTGGTGCCGATTTTGCAATGATGGGCGGAGTATTTTCTGGTCATGATGAATCAGGAGGCGATATTATTGTAGAAAATGAAAAAAAATACAAACTATTCTATGGTATGTCTTCAAAAGAAGCAATGGAACGTCATCATGGTGGTATGGCAAAACACAGGTCATCAGAAGGTAAATGTGTTAAAATACCATATAAAGGGACCGTTCATGATACAATACTTGATTATTTGGGTGGTCTGAGGTCTACCTGCACTTATGTGGGAGCTAGAAAAATAAAACATCTTCCTAAATGTTGCACATTCGTGCGAGTAAATAACCAAATTAATAATATTTACCAGTAATTAAATTATTTCACATTTTTCAATTTTTTTTTTTACGTTATAAACCCATAATTCACAATTATATCCTAAGTTTTTTAAAGCATTTAATTTAGGATATATATTATCATTTACTTTTTTTTCATAAGTCCATGTAGATTTTATCTCAATACACCTATTTTGTGATGGTATATATATATCAACATAATATCTACGTAATTTTTCTTTATTTTCATCAAAATACCAACATTCAGGTACATCTGTTCTTGAAGTAATTATATCATTTTCTAATATATTTTCATTATTTATTAAATAATTTAGGGATAAATCTTCATATCCTTGTATGGTA